TCGGGGTCGTGGTCGCGGTCGTGGTCGCGGTCGGGGTCGTGGTCGCGGTCGGGATCATGACAGAAGAATACCGAGGAACGACGGGGGAGAAATGACACCGACGGAACGAGAGAAAAAAATCCGCGAATTACTTAACGACCCTTGGGGTAATCCTATCGCTAATGATGTAGTCGAAGGTGTTATTAAATGGATCGCCGCCGAGATCGAAGCCGTCAGGAAAGAAGCCTTCGAGGAAGCCGCGAAGATTGCAGAAAGATGTTGGGAAAATAGCAAAGAGTATGAAGGAGCTTCTATAGCTTTGGCTGTTCGAGATAGTATCCGTCGCCGCGCCGCCGAGGGGGAGAAATGACTACCTATTGCCTTCATTGCTATTGTATTCCTGCCCCCTGTCAGTCACCCACTTGCCCTAATCCAAACCATGCGATTTGTTGTAAATGTGGAGAGAAAAATTGACCAAATCTAAACATCAATATTTAGTTGGGTGGAATCAGGATAATCAATGCGTATACGGGAAAGATTATAACGGTCAATCTCATTGGGCTGATCCTATGACTTTATGGCAAGCGCAAAGGAAATTAAAAGAACTCTCTGGGAAATCTCGCTGTATTTATAAGCTGGTGAGAGTGCGATGACCCCCGCCCTCCTCCTCGCGCTGTGGATTTGTGGCCGGAGCCTTCCTCTCCTCTGCGGAAGTAGCGAGATAGCACCTCCGGCCACTCTCTCTTGCGCCGTCGCTCCTCCTGGCGGGTCCTTCACCCATCCTCCCCTCTTTGGCGGCGACTTGACGCTGTTTCACTCTATGGTCACGCTCATCACGGAGCATGATGGGTATCGAATGCTCGTGGTAGGACCAACACGGAACTGGATTCTGTCTTTGAGGTTGGAGGGAATACGGGCTTTCGGGATCGCGGAGGAACCCTGGAGCTGGGACCCTTTCTACGTGATCGCTAAGTATGGCGACATGCCCTTCCGCAGTTCATCGTTCAAGGTTATTTCGGTGGTGGCCGAGGGTGGCGTGGCGCTCATCTTTGAAGCCGACCGGCTCTTGGTCCCGTCGGGATTTCTGACGCTCCAGACCTATGATGAGTTCCGGATGTACGGGCTCCTAAAGCGCTTGGGCTATTCGTTCTTGGGGCACTCCGTAGCGGGGATGCACGTGTGGAGGAAACGGGATTGGGAGAGCGCATGACCTTCACCGACGACGATCAAGTTCCAAAGGAACGACACATTCAAGTCTTTTCAGACTTGGACTTGAAGCGGTATAAGAACCATGATTATTCATTGCCATCACAAGCGTCATGGAACGATGCAATCGATGCTCTCCTCGCCCGTCTGGAAGCGGCAGAGTTAGCTTTGACAGATGTGGTAGTTTGTCCGTGCGAAAAAGGACATTTTCATCTTCTAAAAGGCGACCACTATGAAGCCTGGCGCAAAGCGAGCGGGAAATGAGCAATCTCGATGACACTCAGTTTTGTCCTCAATGTGAAGCCCATGCTAAGGAGCGCGACCGGCTCCAGGAGGAAGTGGAGAGGCTGAAGAAAATGCCTCCAGGAATAGTCCAGCAAGCTAGAACCTGCGGCCATACGAAGAATAACTGGACATGCCTAGAATGCTATTGGGAATTGCAATCCCGCGCCGAACGCGCCGAGAAGATGGCGCGGGAGTTGGCGGAGGCCATACGAAATCACTTCAAGAAATGTGATGCAACAGCGGAAGATTCTAAGTTAGAAGAAGCTCTCGCCGCGTTCGAGGCGAAGGAGGGCGGGAAGTGATGCAATGGTGGTGGGATCGCCACTATGATTGTTGGCTCTTGGGCATCGGGATTCAGCGGATGAATAATGCCCAACATTCCTGGAGTCTTTGTCTATGGATCGGTCCTTATGTGCATGGGATTTATTGGGGAGATCCTGTTCATTGGGTTGAGGCGGTAAAGGCTTATGAGAAAGAGAAGGGCGGGAAGTGAAGGTATGATCTTCAAGTGGGACTTCATGGAGCGCAATGTTGCGGCATGGGCCAAGGAGTACGCCAACGCTCCGGCCTATCCGCATATCGCCCTTGACCGCCTCGCGGATGACAACCTTTTGAGTCAAGCCTTAGCCGAGTTCCCTCCACCTGGTAGTCCCGTCTGGCATCAAAATACGGTATCAACCGCCACCATCTACAAGAAGCAAGCTCAGCAGGATATCCGTGAAATCCCGCCGACCTTACGCGAGGTTCTGTTTGAAATGAACTCTGGGCCTTTCATCGAGTTCCTGGAGAAGTTGACAGGCATTGACCACCTTCTACCCGACCCCCATCTTTACGGCGCAGGGATACAGCAGACGCTTCCTGGGGGCGTGTTGGCAATGCACGTGGACCACAACATCAATCCCAAGATCCAGCTCTACCGACGGCTCAGTTTAGCCTTCTACCTGAACAAAGATTGGAAGCATGAGTACGGCGGCCAGTTTGAGGTGTGGGACAAAGACAAGAAATGTGTCGATGTGATTCAGCCGGTGTTCAACCGCATGGTGATCTTCTCGAACTCCGAGACCTCTTGGCATGGGCACCCGCGAGCCGTAACCTGTCCTCCTGGAATGACACGGAAGTCCCTGGCGACGTGGTACTTCTCGGTCACACCGCACCCCTCTTATGGCGACGTACCGCACATGGGCCGGTTCTTGAATCACCCGAATCCCTGGCGCATCTTCAAGTCGATCTTGATTGATAAGATTGCAAAGAAGGCTTACGGATGAGGTGGCTAGTTCTCTTGGCTGTCCTGTTCCAACTCTACCAAGTCACGCGGATTCCCCAGGGGCGCGGGATGGAGCCGATCCTGGTAGGGCAAGCCATGGATCGCGGAGTCGTCCCTTATAGCCAGTTCAAGTTCCATGACGGCCCCGTCATGCCTCTTTTCTTCGCGGGACTCTTTGCGGTGCCATCACTGATCTGGATCGCGTTGGTCTATTGCCTTTTCAATCTCTTGACGACCCGCGCCATCTACTTACTTTCCCGCTTGCACGGGTGTTCCGTGGAATGCGCCTGTGCGGCGGCTATTTTGTTTCTCTTGCTTCTCCCGTGGTGGGAGGCGAACGGAAGTATCGAAACGGCCATGACAACCTTTGGCCTGTGGGCCTTCTACTTCGCTGGAACTGATCGCAAGGAATTAGCGGCAGTGCTGGTTGTGTTGGCGGCGCTCACAAAGCAAACCGGCTTAATATTTGGTTTATGTCTACTTTAAAAGCGTTCTTGGCCGAGTACGTCGGCTGGACCGCCCACCATGCCCTATTGGATCCCTATGAGCTTCATCAACCCTTGGTCAGCCGTTGGCTGATCTTCGCCAGGATCGCACCGCTCCTCATTTTCGCTTGGCCTCAACTGAGACATGTTCCGCGCACTTGGGTCGCGGTGATCGGCGTGACGTGCCTGCAAATCCTGGCGGTCCCAGAGTACAAGTTCACCTTGCAGATGCTCCCGTTTCTCGTAATCATGATCGCTATCACGCTCGATGAGCATCGGCACCTGTTATGGATCGGAGGCGCGGCGCTCCTGCTCTGCGGCCTCCCTCGATTCATCCGGCAGGTTCACTCTCGGCCCTACAGTATCATGGACATGTATTACTATACCGACCTCCTGAAGAAAAACAACGTGGAAGGTCCGGCCTGGACGAGCGTGTATCCGATCTACTTCCTGATGAACTGGCCGGTGCCAAACAATAATCTCTTGGACCTGACGCCCGAAGAAAGCCGCATGGGAAGGCTCGACTACGCCAACGAGCGCACGGCGGTGTTTCTCTACACCTCCTGGCACAAGCCGGAGGACTGGAAGGGATGGACGCACCAGGATATCAAGCTCACGCGGGGGCTGTATCACTGGATGCGGATTTGGCGGAAAACATGAGCGGAAATTTCTTCCAATCCCTGAACGACCGCGAGAAGATCATCTACAATCAAGGCGTTCTCGATAACGATAAAGGAATGAGAAAATTTAAAGCCATGCTTAAAAAACAAAGTGCCATTGAGAAACAACTTTTAAATTTCCTTCAATATCAAAACTTATGCGCTCCTTGCAAACGATGGCTGAAAGAGTTCGCAGAAGGCCGATGAAGCAAGGAGCCGCCCATTACAACAAAGCCCATTAGCATGGGACGCCATAGCGATTTCTGTAAGCGCCCGAAGTGCGGTCACCGAAAATCTGACCATCAGCAGATCCGCGGGGCTACGTTCCGATGGGTCTGGTGCACAGTCCCGGGATGTGATTGCGAGGCTTACCGGCATGGACGATTCCGTGCTCCAAAGACTAAATGAAATCGCTGATCACCTCTGTGAAGATGCCCTGCCATTGCTTGCCGCCGCGCACACGAAATCATCAACCCTCCTGCCGGCGCATTCGTAATACCATGAAAAGACTCAGAAAACGCAATGGCCGAAGGTGCCGCCGATCTCATGATTGACACTTCTTATCTATCACGCCGCAATCCTCGTCTTTATCAAGGTGCTTACTGGCGCGGATTCTTTGCCGCCTATCGCCAGCAGGGAAAGATGGCATGCCCCTGGGACCGCCAGGATGACTTTTCTCAAGCCATGCGCTCCATCTTCGCGAACGGTTTTAATGTGGGCTTGCTGTTATTCGAGAGAGACCATCCCCAAAGACGCCGCGATCTGTAATTCATCCCTTGCAATCTTCGCCAACAAAGCCTAGACTAATGCGGTGAACGCTTTAAGTCACTCCCCGTGACTGGTGCCCAGGTTCCTTATCCCTTTTGGAGCCTGGGCGCTTTATTTCGGAGTGGAAGGGAGAACAGATGAGGGCCCGACTTGAGAGCAAGAGGGACCAGATCGCAGCATGCGGCGAGTGTAGCGGCTCAAAAGAAAGAGTTTCTGAACTACTATACGGCCTTTGGCGCGATCTATGCGGCGGCGAAAAAGATCGGGGTGAACCGGCAAACGATCCTGCGATGGCGGAAGCAGGACAGGAAATTCGACCGCGCCATCTTAAGCGCGCTGGACGACAATACGGATTTCCTTCACAGCACAGCGGTCGATCGCGCCGTCCATGGTACATCCAAAGGAGCGGATACGCTCTTGATGTTTTTGCTGAAGGGTCGGCAACCCGAGGTCTGGCGTGAGCGCTTCGACGTTACAGGATCAGGCGCGTTTACGCTCCGCGATTTCCTGCTTCACGGAGAAAAAGAAGCTTCTACGGGGGCCGGAAGTAAGACAAAAGACATACGACCAGCCGGAGTGGTACTTAACCCAGGTGCTGGGGATCAGCCCATGGCCCAAGCAGGTCGAGATCCTGGAAAGCGTGAAGGTCAATGAAAAGACGATCTGCTTTTCGTGCGTGGCGAGCGGAAAATCGTATATCGGGGGCGCCGCTATTCCTTGGTGGCTTACCGCCTTCTATCCGGCCCGAGTTTTTATTATTGCCCCCACCGAACGCCAGATTAAAATCAATATCTGGGGCGAGTTCTCCAAAGTTTATTTCGGTTCCCGGATCCCATTGGGCGGCGAGCTTCTTACGCTCGATTATAAGCTCGGCGACAATTGGTACGCCAAAGGCTTCAGTCCTAAAGACGCGCTGGGCGTGTTTGGGTTCCATGGGCCACACGACCTCGTTATCTTCGATGACTCGCAGGGAATTTCTCTGGATGTATTTGACGCTTTTGAGAATGCTTCGGCGGCCGGGACCGCACGTTATCTCCTTCTGTGCAATCCCGCCGTCGTCTCCGGGTATGTCTATGACGCTATCGTGGGCCGCAAGAAAATGCACCGCATCAAGATCGACGCCTGGGATACGCCGAACGTCCGGACCGGACAAGTCATTGTGCCCGGGCTCCTCACCAAAGAAAAGGTGGATGCATGGATCGAAGAATATGGATATGATTCCGATTTCGTCCGCGTCAAGGTGCGGGCGCTCACTCCCAAGCAAGAGCCGGACACCCTTATCCCCATCGATTGGGTCGAGCAAGCGCGAACCCGCGACGTCCAGCTTATGGGCGTCCCGGAAGCGGTTATCGGTGTGGACGTGGGCCGCTTTGGAGACGATAAATCCGTCATCCTTGTGCGCGTTGAACGCAAGGTGGTCTTGATTGTCCGACTTCACGGTAACGATACGATGCAAGTGGCTGGAAAAGTCGCAGAGGTTGCAGATCAATTTCCACGGCATGATATTTACATTGACGAGATCGGAATTGGATCGGGCGTACTCGACCGCCTTAAAGAGCAGAAGCGGCAAAACGGGCTTCCGCGATATAACGTTCACGGGGTCAATGTAGGAACGAAACCGAACGATGAAGAAAAGTTCATTATCCGTCGGGATGAGATGTGGTGGTCAGCCCGGCAATCCTTGGATCCTACCAATCCAGCCGCGGTGTGCTTGTCGGATGAGATCCCGGAGGAGCTATTGGACAGCCTGGAGGCCGATCTGTGCGCGATGAAGTGGACGATTCAATCGGACAAAAAGATCGTGATTGAAAAGAAAGACAAAACCAAAGAGCGCTTGGGGCGTTCAACGGACTTCGGCGATGCCTATTGCTTGGCCGTTTTCCGCGATTACACGACAGCGGCGCGACCCTCATTCACTTTTGTGAATAAGCCAGGCCTTACAAGGAGACCCTCTTGGCTACGGTAGATCCTCAAACCCGCTCCGGCGCTCCCCAGCCCCTTCAATCCTTGGAGGCAATCCGGGATAAACAAGCCGAGGCGAAGGCGCCCTTCCTGGACCGGGTGCGCCTCTGGATACGATGGGTAGGTTTGTCTTTCGCTGGGACGAAGGTATCGGATTGGATCGGCGTTCCCAAAGAAGTGCAGGCGGCCGCCAAAGAAATTAAAGCCGCTTTCAGCACGACCGGACCGGGCTATAAATACGATCCCGATGAAATCGTCGATCAGTTTACGAAACCCATCCTGAATCCAGTCTATGCGTTCCATGAAGCCTTATTCGCCAACGGCGATAAATCTAAATGCCGTCCCGACAATCCCTTCGCCGGTAAGAAGCTTAAGGTGAGCGAAGCCTATCTCTTTTGCGGCCAGGTGGATGAACACGGAAAATTGCTCCGCGATCCAAGGATACGAGAATCCATAGGATCTCAATGGCCGCTCGATAATAAAATTGAGTATGTGAAGGGCGACGAAGCTTACCGAAAGACAGCAACGGCCGCCTATCGCACCCATCAGGAGTTGCCGAAGATCGCTAAGGAATCCCGCGAGCGCCGGGAATCGATCCGTAAGACGCTGAAGGAGGACGGTTTCTTTGATGACTTTGAGTTCCAATCGACAGGCGGTTACGATCCGAATCAATACAGCGAGTTCGCCCCGATCATGGGCGGGCCGTTTTATCGCCAGCTGTACATGCACGACTTCCTCAAGCAGATCGCCTATGCCTTCGAAGCGTTCAATCATAACCCGCTGGCGAAAGCGATTGTGGAAATTCTGGTCGATTACGCGCTGGGGCGGTGCTTCGACATGAAGATCAAAGACCCGGCCATGAAGCTGGCTTGGGATCAATTCGACGAGCAATATAAGATCATCGAAAACGTCTGCACGGTATGGGGAAAAGAAGCCGAAACGTACGGCGATTTCATTCTGGACACGGATTACTGGGAGTCGGTCGATCCTTCCACCATTTGGGACATTATTACGGATGCGGAGCACGTCAACGACGAATACTATTATTATCAAAGTTACCCGACGGCCTACCAGATGTTCACGGGGTTCAAGGTGCCGCAAGAGCCCGGGAGCGAAGACCAAAAGCCAGCGGATTACATCATCAAGCAAATCCCAGCCATGAAGCTCCTGCACATGAAGATCAACTGCATGTCGAACGAGAAGCGAGGGCGGTCATCCCTGTTCTCCATTCTGGGCTGGCTGAAGCGCATCAAGGATCTCTACAACGCCCAGGTCATCCGCGAGTGGCTCTACTCCTGTTTTATGTGGGATGTGGAAATTAACGGAAGCCAAGGCGATATCAACACTTACATGAGCCAGAATAACGAGATCCCACTCCCGGGAAGCCGTCACGTGCATAACCAGCAGGTGAAGTTGACACCCATGCCGGCGCTGAACACCGCATTTAAGGGCGGCACAGGAATCGGAGAGGAGATCATCAGCTTTATAGCCGTCGCGATGCGGATCCCGACGCAATTCCTGAATGTCGTGCAGAAGATGGGGGGTGGATCCGGAAGCCGGGCCGGGGCGCTTACGGCCGCCGAACCTTTTACCAAGAAGGTGGAGGGTATTCAGGCCCGCTGGGAATCATTCATGAAGGATATCTTCGTTAAAGCGATGGGTCAGCGGGGTATTAAAGCTAAAGAATCTGATGTAGAGGTGCTGTTCCCAAGCGTGACCAAAGATGCTACGGCGGACACCTTGAAGAATATCCAGCTATGCGAAATGCAGGGATGGCTCGATAACCAGACCGCCGCCGAGATGGCGGCCAAAGAACTGAATATCACAGAGTTTAATTATGTCGACGTGCAACAGAAAAAGCAGAAGCTCGCTCGCCAAGGAATCACGCCGCCGACAGTGGGACAACAGCCGCCAGCGAGTCGATTCGGACAAACGTCAACCAATGGAAACGGATCCTCTAAAAACGGCGTTCATGCGGGAGGGGATAATCCAGGCGGATCGGAGATCCACGGATCCGGAGCTCAAGACTTGAAGGATCAACTGAGGACACTCTAGGAGGACTCATGGCACTCAAAAACACGAAATGCACGACCTTAGATCCAGCACGGAAGGCCGTGATGGCCGATCCGAACACGGGGAAAGTCCATGCCGCGGGCGTCTGCCCGGGAGACATCATCCCCATAGAAGGACTGGAAGGACTCTCATTTGTGGTGGGCGGCGTTACCTACGCACGGATCGAGAAATGCCAGCTGTGCGGCGCCATCTATCCCGGATGATCGATCATCTGATGTGGTTTGTGGCCGGGTTTGCATTCGCTATGTTCGGATACATCTTTAATAAAATCGTGAGACGAAATCGAGATGACGAATGAATGAAGCTCCCAATGTCCGTTTTATGACCGAGGCCCAGCGCCGCGAAGGCGTCCCCATTCTGGAACGCTGGCTTCATGCGACGGGGGATTATATAACTAGAGCTCGCACCGATTTAATGGATGTGAATCAGCGCGCGCTCTTTGACCGCATGGCCCATTATTGGCAGGAATATAATCGCTGGCTCATGAAATGAGTTATCCCAGGCAATCGAGCGTAAACGCGCGCCTTCATAAAGAGACTCTGGCGGCCTTGGAAAAGACGGGATCGAAAGGCTTGTATGAGCTCGCTATGATTTGGCGACACCACCGCAAGGAACTCCAGCTTGCCATTATGAACGGGTATCGATATGCGGCTCCGGAAGGCAACTGGTCTCTCGGGACATTCAAGATGATGGCTAAACCCTACTTAGATACCGAGATCCGCGGCGTCCTTGAGCGATTCCGGGCCTTATCGGCCCACACCATTAAAACTCACCTGAACAGCCTCTACAACCAGTCCTGGGCCCGATACGCCTGGATCCTAGATCAGCTGACCCCCGAAAGCCGTGATATCCGGGTTCCGCACAAAAAGACCTTGCACGAAGCGGCGGTCACAGGTATTTATTATGGTGCGCAAGCGTCGCAAGCATGGGCGGAGAAGTGGTCGGCTTGGGTAGAGAGCTATGGATCGGCACTCATTAACAACCTCGCGCTTGGCGCTTCCAATTCTGGCCCGATATCTGATGCTGTGGCGGAGGTTGATGCGACAAAATCCAACACACCCCAAGCCAGCCTCATCGATGCGCTCGTCCGCTTATATGACTATGCCGCCACGGAAGCCATGATGGAAGGCTCCCACACGATCGCCGACATGAACGACGACTCGGCCGAGGAGGAGATATGGAAGACACGCGGCGATCTGAACGTCTGCGATGACTGCCAGGAAAACGAAGGCGAAACGCGTGATTCTGCCGACGGCGACATACCCCTCCACCCCAATTGTCATTGTTATTGGTTGTTGGTGCCTAAGTCTTATGCTGAACTCCTGCGCTCTGGCGATAGTGACGATGTGGCTCTTGCAAACCAGATGAGGGATGAAGGCATTGTCCCGGAAGCGCTCGTCATCCGAAATGCGGATGGGGATATTGCGGCTAAGACGATTGTGGATTTCAATCAATGGCAGAAGGGCCAGGGCTATTCGGTGACGGCTCAATGACTTTGGGCGAGTGGCGGGACAATCTCAAATGCCTCTGCTGTGGCGATACCTTTCGCGGCCAAGTCGGCCATTCTGCCTTGTGCGAGCTCTGTCGGACCGGGAATTGCGAACTCTGCAAAGGAAAGACCGCGGCCACCCATGATCTCTAAACTGAAGGACTGGAATGCCGCGCGAAAGCACCGCCGCGCCATGAAGCTCTTTACCCGGCTGATGCAGGATTCCACTTCTAAGATGCAGGAGATTTTCAACACCGAATGCTTTAAGGTCTCGGCCAAGATGTTCATGCAGATGATGGACCGTGAGGGATTTGTTCATTGCGCGGTCTGTCCGAGCCGTGGCCCACTTAAGAATATCGCGAAGACCAAGCTCTGCACGACGCACTATGACCAGGCCATGGAGGCCCGGCACAACCTTCAGCATCCGACCCAGAAAGAGGAGGATTCCAATGCCCGTCGAAACGAAGGAAACACCAGCCAAACCGAAGCCGCTGATCGCCAGCCCGATCCAAGCGCCGTTTGATGAAGCGCCACCGCCCGAACTAGGAACCGAAGAACGTGCACCCGCGGATCCGCTTGAACATTTCCGTAAGCACCAATGCTCTCATGGTCACAAGAACTGGGATCCGGAAAAGATCGTCTTCTCGGTGGATAATAAACGGTGGATTCTGAAATGTTTGGACTGCTATAAGAACGAAGTCCCTTGTTGGTACACGATTACGGGATCCTCGATGGTCATTGAGGAACAAAGAGTAGCAACGGCGACCGTTCAAAAATGAGTAGCGTCCACGATCAGCTTTCCAAGACCAAACCGTCCCTAGTGACCCGTATCATCCAAAATCAGGATGTGACGGGAATGATCATGGGATACATCAATATCTTCCATGGACTCCGGAAGGTCCAAGGCATAGCGATCGAAACCCTGGAGTTTGGGCCATTGGAAGATATCGGGGATGGCGCCTTTACCTGCGCGATCCGGTTTAATTCGGTAGCGGCGCTCCGTAGCGGCATCTGGACACCCACCACCGAAGTCCAGGGATACGCGGCCTCCCGGGCGGCCCACTTCGCGGAAACCTTGCGGCTCAATCCCAACATCGAAAAGTGGATTGCATCCGTTGTGGAATCTCTGGAGCGATGGGCCGACGCTAAAGGGTGCGAATGGGGGAATATCACGATCGATGGGGATCCCCCTAATCAAGCGGTTGTAACAAAAGACTTGCGGAAAATACGTTTTCGGGTTAAAAGAAAGATGGCGCTTGCAATTGTCTAGCGAAAGTGCTACTTTGGCCCCAGATGAATCGTGGCTGCTTCATGAAGTTCGAAAGATGAAGCGCGAAGGGTTCGGCGAAATGCAGATCAAAATCCATGCCGGACAAGTCGAAGCGATCACCACGACGCAGAAGCACAAAAGAGTCGCCGGACTCAATGTCACTTTGAAAGACTGATTTAACCCGCCTGACCGCACGAGCGGAAGGCCAATGGAGAATCGTTGGCCCTTACGCTTACCCGATCCGAAGTCCGACAACTCGAAGCCATTCCGCCTTCCGCGTTCTCCGCTCTATTACGCCCCGATCAGGACCCCAAGAAGCAGAAGAAAAAGAAGAAAGAAGGGAACCCTTATCATGATGCGCGTGGTGAGTTCTCTAGCGGTGGCGACGGGGGCGGCGAAGGCGGTAAAGGGGTAGGCGATCTGAACGGAACGGATAAAGAATATCTCGCCACCACGCTCGCCAATGACGAGAACTCTTCAGATTCGGAATTAAAAGCTCACTTCATCCGGCAGGGATTCAGCAAGTCTCTGGCCTCCAAAGTGGTGTCAGCCCGCGGAAAATTCCTGAAAGGCGAATACAAAAACTCGAGCGATTTGATGAAGCATCTTGGCGCAGGCACAGAATCTAATCGCGTGATTGAGTCGGCCGCTGTTCTTACTTCCAAAGATGCCGTCGTTGATCCCGACAACAAGCAAAAGCTTTTAAAAGGCCCGATCTGCAAGGTCGTTCTAATTACCGAAGGTTTGGGCAATATGCGCGACAAGAACTATTACGGCCCGGAAGCCATCGAGTCCGGCGCGCGCATCTTTGAAGGCTCGGTCATGATGCAGGACCATTTGGGATTTATTGAGGAGCAGGATATCCCAGAGGGCCGGGTCGGAAAGACCGTCGCCTATTATAAGAACTGCAAATCTGAGATGGTGGACACCCCGGAAGGAAAGAAGCTGGGGATCACCGCCGAAGCGCATTTTGATTTAAGCCAAGAGGGATTGAATGCCTATCAGAAAGCCAAGACCGCCGTTCACTACCGGGACGAGTTCCCGGCGACGGACCGGGAGTATGTGGGGATTTCGGTCAATGCCATCGGCGAGTCCGAGCCCCGGATCATGAACGTGAACGGGCAGGAGCTCGAAGTCAATTACGTCATGCGATTTGCAGAAGGATCCCGTGGTGCGGATATGGTGACATTGCCGGCACGGGGAGGAAGTTTCCGAGCGCTCGTTGAGGATATCTACGGCGCACAACCAACCAAGGAGGTCCAGATGAAGAAATTGCTTGAAGCGCTTGAGAAGGCCCAGGCCTCTCTCAAAGAAGCAATAGCCGAAAAGGACGCGAAAGTGCGCCAGACGAAGACGCTCGAAGCTCAAAAGGCTCTTGAGGTATCCATTAAGGCGATCCGGGAAGCCAAGCTCGTTCCGTCAGGAGAAGGCACCCAGGGCGGCCAAACAACGATCAAATCGAATATGGAAGACGACGTTCAGCATGACCCGGACAATCCCGACTGTGAGTGCGAAGCCTGCAAGCCTTCCGCCGAAGGCGACGCCGGTGCTGATGGCGCCGGGGATGGGGATGGCAAAGGCGGAGACGGTGACGATGGCGTATCCAGCCATGTCGTGAAGCATACCGTAACCTCCAAAGGCAAAGCCGCTATTGCGGCGGCCGCCAAGCAGGAATCAGAACGGAGAGAACTGATGAAATCGGCCGTTGAAAAGATTATTGAGGAATCCGGGATCGACAAAAAGTATTTCGATATCCCGGCCCTTTGCGCCATGAGCTTCAAAGAGGCCAAAGCCGATATCGCAAAGCAAAAGCGCATGCACGAAGCCGCTGTAGCAACCGTCCTGGCGAAGGTGGGCCAGGGCGTCTCAGCCTCGCATCGCGCGCGAGAGAGCGGATCCGGAGCCGGTGGGAATGAAGGCGACGCACCCAATAACGCCGAATTTCCGCTCCTCTCGGTCGCGGAATAGGGAGGACTTATGGCTTACGTATCATTAACAGCATCAATCGACAACATCGTCATCAAATATCAGGACCCGGTACCGTATCCCCAAGATACATCACTGGCCAATGTCATCAACGCCGGGGATCTCGTATGGTATGACACGGCTAACCATTGGATCGCTTCTGTGGATACAGACGCTCACGCCGCGACCTTTGCCGGAGTGGCCATGGATGGGTCTTCGATCCAGCCCTACACCACCAAGTTCGCCATGCCGCAGTTGCCGGTAATGACCAAGGGCATTGCGCGATTCAAAGGAACGAGCGGAGATACTTACCACGACGGCGATTCGGTCTATCAGACCACCTCCGCCGCCGGGGATCCGCAAACAATCACGAACACCGCTGGAGGCAACACTCACGTGCTGGGCACGATTGTCCTTCCTCCCGGTATCACGTCGGCCGCGTTCGCCGCGGGCACACTGTATCAGGTGAAGATTTCACCTCTGTGGCCTGTGACGATGGCCGCGTAAGGAGGAATGAAATGAATGCTACCGCCGAAGAATTAGACCAGCGCGAAGAGCAGATTCGCGCCATCGCCAAGGAATCCAAAGACCTCCGCTACCAAATGGCCCGAATGGAAAATGAAGCCATTTGTACGCATGTACGAGAGTCTTACGGGATTGATGTCATGGACAAGACCCGGTTCAACTTCAAGAGTCCCAAGTTCTCTATTCGCGGGATGAAGGAAGCGTGTTATCGGGTGGCGGGGAAGTTCCGCGAGACGAATCCGGAGGCCGCGTTTTCTGCGGTTCTCCGTGCGGGCGTCAATAACTTCGCCAACCAATGGTATCAGCTGACGCAGACGGTCTATGACCAGATCGTCTCGACCACGCCATCCACTCATGCGGTCGAACCGTATGCGCCGATCCCGCGGGGATCGATCCCGACCCGTGTTCCGCGTGGGACGCCGTTCCGGGAGGTAAAGATCCAGGCGCCGGCCGACATTCAGATCATCAATGAGAAGTATGGTGCTCTGTCCTCGGCTCCGCAGGAGTTAATCGACGACGATCAGACGGCCCAGATTGTGGACCGGATGATGGATATCGGTCCCAACATGGCGCTCTTGGAAGAAGTCTGGGTCATGTCGAAGTTCATCTCGCCATCGGGCGGAACGCTGTACAAGGGCGAGATCATTCCCGCGTCTTATACGAAGCCTTCGATTGAAACTGCTTCCACCTGGCCCTGGTCGACGAGTATGTTAGGCGGGGGTCAAAACCGGCTCACGACCTACATCGTCTTTAACCAGAACTCGGTACAGGCGGCAGACTACATTCTTTCCATTCAACAGGATCAAAACGGAAACTTTATAGCCGTCGATCCCGATACCATTCTCGCTGGCCCGGGCTTAAAATTCTTGGCGGCGAAGCTGATGAATGACAGTTGGTACCCTTCGACCGTAGCGATGTTGCCCGGCGGCGGACAGGCCGGAAGCACCTCGATTGGCGGTGTGGGAGCCACTTCCACAGCCACCAATCTGGGAGTGAATGTCACTGAAAACGCGATGAAGGGCATGTATCGCCCGGTCATCAGCCGCTTCCTTCCACCGCAAGCATGGGCGCTGGGCATGGCTCATCGGGGAATGACATTCCAGATGCGGCAGGGATTATCGGTCGTTCAGCAAATGCCTTTATCGGGATCCTCGTTTACCCATGACGAAATCGTCTGGCGGAGCCGTGCACGCTGGGCGGTTGAAATCATTGATATGCGCTTTTGGTGTCTCGGAAACGATGGTTCAGCCACCTAATTCATAAATGGATGACGCGGGGGCCGTCGCCTTTTGCGGGGCGGCCCCTCATCCTCCAAAGAGGACTCCAATTATGAAAAGACTCATCGCCGCCGTATCTCTCCTTGGATCGCTGGCCGCCGTCGGCCATGCGATGACTCCTAGCCTCACGACGCCCATCTACAACGGTGTCATCGCCTCCTCTCAGAACGTGATCGTGGATATGAACGCCGCGCGCATCGATTACATGAGCTTGACGGCGAGCTATTCTTCGGCAACACTTTCCACCTCCACTTTTGTAGATGGTGCAAAATCATCGGTCAACATTACGCTCGGATCGACATCCAGCTATGTTTCGCTGGGATCTAGTGACACGCTCACGGTCAGCACGAACTCCGCTTTGTTTGCGACGGCCGGAACGATCAGCGTCAACGTATCTTCCGCCGGTCCGGGTCCGCTCACGTTCTCAACGCTTACGATTAACGGGGTCAATATCTTCCCGGGCACCGCCGTTATTGTGGTCTCGTCCACGTCCTATGCGACCTGGATCTCAACGACCATTAACGCGACCGTTCCAAATGTAACGGCGGCCGTCGTTCCTTTAGGCGGAAGCACGTTCACCATCACCTGCGTGAATCCCGGATCCTTCTGCAACACCTATAAAGTGACCTCGAGCACCCCAGCCCTGGCCGTTGTGGACAGCACAGGGACGACGACGCTTGGCCCCGCCTTCTTTTATAACGGAGCCGACAATGGCAACTTCACGATTTCCGGTCCGGGCTTCTCAAAGCTCTATTCGGAAGACGTGGAATGGAATGCAGACGAGCTTGGCTATTCCAGCAATACAGCCGTCTCAATTGCGAACGCCATCAACGCCAACCAAGCCAGCCTTTTAACAGCCTCTACCCTTACGGCTACGACGGTCTTAATTGTGGCCGACAATACTGGCATTGTTGGAAATCAGTATACCCTGGCGTCGAGCACAGGCGCCTTAACGGTCGGGAAGGCTACCTTTATCGGAGGTCAAGCTCCCGCGTCGATCGCCATCAATGGCGTGACGAAAACGGCCGGAGTGAACTGGACCATCGGATTATCGAGCGTGACGGCCTCCACGGGACTTGTCGTGGCGATCAATTCGGATCCTGTCCTATCGACCATCATCATCGCGACCACTAATGTGACCTGTCCGGGATGTGGGATTGTCTATGCCACGGCGACGGCGAACGGGATCAACAATTACCCAGTCACCCCATCGACAGGCACCATCATCGTATCGAGTACGAACTTCACCGGGGGCGGAGTAAGCGCCGTCAATACATCGAACAATTCTCTTCTCCTTCCGAGCCATGGATTCGCAACAGGAACAGCGGTCACATTTACCACGACGGCGGGGACGCCTCCCGGCAAGCTGTTCAGCGGAACGAACTATTTTGTGGTCGCTTTGGATGCTAACGATATCCAGCTCGCCTCAAGCTATGCCAACGCCACGGCGGTTCCGCCCGTCGTGATCGGAATATCGACCCAGACCATAAACGGCGGCGGAACCTTCACGGTCGGTCCGTTGGCGATTAACGGCGCGTTGGGCCTGAGCTGGTATTCCTCCGATGACGCCGTGAACTATAACGTTCTCATGCTTCCCAATAATGTGACGGTCTCGACCGTCAGCTTTGCGCCCAGCGCGGCGGCCGCGTCCACCTATTGGGATTTCGGTCAAGTGAATGCCCGGTATCTCGAGCTGAAGATTGCAGGCCCAACGGCTGGCGATTACAATCTCACGGTGACGCCTTATGGCAAGAGTCTTGCCAATGGCTATTGATGCTCCTTATGGCGTTACCCTTCCTCCGCGCCGGAGCTTACCCACCGAAGAAGCGGAACTGGAACGCGAGCTCGCTGAGCTCGATGAAATCCAGCGCAAGAACCTCCGCGCCAAAGAACGCGCCCGGGATCCGATAGCCGAACTTTTCGGCGGCAAGTTCTGCATTCTCAATAAATGTTTTTGGTTCATCGACTATCAGAGCGCGCCGGTCCGCGTGCATCGCTACTATCCCGACAAAAACGTGGCTGTCGATGTGTTCCCGGTCATCGGTCCAGAGGAAACCCGCGAGATCGCGTTTAAGCGGGTGGCGTTCAAAAGAGAGCGGATCCGTTACGGCGCCCTGTCCTATGCCATGGACGTGGCCCAACTCCTTCCGCAGATTGAGCATGTAAGGCTATGGCCTTTCAGAAAGGATTGAGATGCTGATTCAGGTTGTCGCCGCAACAGGTCAAACGGTATACGTGTTCATCTGGAACGCCCTGGGCCAGATTTGGAATGGCACCTCGTTTGTCACGTATGTGCAGGCGAATTGGGCTACCTATGTGATCAGCGCGGTAGAGCAAGCAGGATCCGGGAGCTACTTCGCCACGGTGCCATCTGGGATCACCACGGCCGGAACTTACAGCTTTGCCGGATACATCCAGCTCCACGGAAGCCCAGCTTCCGGGGATACGCCTGTCGCTCAAGGGCCATTCACTATTCCGCCCGCGGTATCCACTTTCATCGTCCCGGCAACGCTCGCCGGGCTCATCACGGATCTACGGATCTTGGTGGAGGATGCTCCGGATTCCAAAATCGTCTATGGCGAGCAGTTGGGTCTTTCGGACCAGCCGATGTTCCCCGTGAACGGCGTCAATAAGAATTTCAGGCTTAAAAAACCGTTGCTTTCTGATTATGTGGGATCTGCACTCTATACTTGGGTGACGGTGGTGGGGACCGGCGCGGTGGCTCGGACCCAGGTCGGATTTACCATCGCCGATCAGATCAACGGCGTCATCAGCTTCACCAGCGCCCCAGACCCCGGCGGCGGGACCTATCCTACAGCCCCCCCCAACGGCGTCTACGTAGACTACAACTATGAGTGGTTTTCGGATGCAAAATACGCGCAATTCCTATATCAGGCGGCGCAGATGACGCTGGCCGGGACGACCGACCCGACCACCATTCCGAACGGTCTAACGGATGCCATGCTTCAGTATGGGGTTTATTTGACCTTTACGGCGCTCGCTGGGCGGTTTGCTCAGGAGTTCGCGAGCTCTGGCGGCGAGGCCCACGCGGACGCCCAGCAACCGGCCCAGGTCTATAGGAGCTTGGCAAAGGACGCCAAAGCCAACGCCGACCAGCTGAAGAAGGATTTTTACATGCGCCAAGGTCAGCGCGAGGCCCCGGCATTCGTCAATCCAACGAGCTTTCCGCCGTCGCGCTTTGACCGGATCACACCCAGGAGATGACATGCCTGCCCTGAATTTTACGATCAAGGTGTTGATGGACAACCCCGAGACCATGCCGGAGCTCGAGGCCCGGGTGTCGGACTTATCTCCCGCCTTTGCGGCCATCTTTGACGCCTGGGTGAAGACGAATGCCCAGAAGTTCCAGCAGTCCGTAGGGGCAGAGCAGACAGGCGCCGGCATATTTGATGAGGAGTGGGCGGCCGTGACGCCTCAATACTACCGCGCCAAGCACCGCCTGGGCTCTCCCAAGGTCACCCAGAAGGCCGCCAGGGGCGGCAAGGCTCGCTTTGCAGGGGCTTTTCCGGACTGGTTGATGGTTCGGACGGGTGCCCTCCGGGAAGCCATGACCAATCCAGACGCCTTATTTCACGAATTTGATGCACAAATGGCGATGTTTGGACTGCCAGAGGATCCATTTCTGGCGAATCTTGTGGAATGGCAGGCGGGACCTCGGCAAAAGGATCGCTTTGTCGTATTTCTGGCGGATCCCGACAGGAACGCCATCGAGCAGATACTTCAGGATTATTTCAGTTTAGGCGCTAATTTCGCATCGATTCGACAGGCCAAGGCTTTGGCGGCTGTCGGATACGCTCCAATCGATGCTTTGGGAATGGAGGCCGATTTTGAGGAACCCGGGCTTTGAGTGGTCTCGCATTCAACCTCACGTCGATCATCGACGAAACGACGGTGCGCGGTCAAGGCATGGCCGCCTTGATTCAGAAGTATCTCACGGTCCAGACCAGCTATGGTCTCAGGAATCTAGGAGACGTTCCGAACCTGACATTCCCAATCATGTTTGTCGAGCCGGAGGCGGGGTATATGCCCGATCTCGTGATGATGGGAAAATATCAAATCGAGTTGACCTTCTTCTTGTTTTGGTATGTGTCTTCGTCCAATCCGGTGCAGGTGATCCAGGACGGCACCTTAATTGGGCACGCGCTCGAAAAGCTGTTTTCGAACAACGCCTTGAACGATTTGGGTACGGCGTCGCCGCCCAGCCACAGTTTCTGCAACTACCCGGGATTCTGGACGGAGGTCATGAATTATCAGTTCAAATTATCGCCGACTTTCAAGAATCCGTTTCCGAATCCGTCCGCAGAACACATGCGGATCGGCAAGGGAACGGTCAAGATCCGCGATTGGATTATCCGATAAGAGGAGGGAACTATGGCCGTATCAGTTAGTCGCTTACGATCGATGGGTCTAGCCAAGGAATCGGTGCGCGGGACCGAAGTCGCCACGCCCACGCGATTCATTAATGGAATCCCGCCGGATGCCTTTACGCCGATGATTGAGCCCCTGCCCTCCAAAGGCATTGAGGCCCTTCGCAATCTTTACCCCAAGATCACGCAAGGCCCGGCTACCTTAAACGGCATGAAGATCAAGCTCGAAGTGGAACCCGACAACATCGGAGAAATCCTGCAAGCGATCTTCGGAGCAGACGCCTATACCGTGGCCGGAAATAATCTGATCGTCTGGACGGGGGTCAACGACGCCATCGATTTCAATATGTCAGCGGTGGATTATCATTGCGTCATACCCCAGGGCGTCTACAGCATTTCTACAATCGAGACCGCCATTGCCACAGCCATGAACGCGGCGAACCCGAACACCTTTGTCGTAACGCAATCGTCCAGTAAATTCGTGATCTCTGGGACTGCCGTATTTGTCATCAAATGGAGTTCTGGAACCAATGCCGCCCACAATGCCGCGGGACTCTTAGGCTACAACAAGACCGATTCCTCGAGCGCCACCTCGGACAACGCTCAGAATCTTCCCGGCTACACGACCGGAAGCATTCATGTGTTTACGCCCCAGCAAGTCTCTCAGCCTCCAACCTATACCTGGTGGTTTGACAAGACGCTTCTTTATCCTTTGTTCTTTGGGGCGATGTGCAACAAGCTCGATCTCATGCTCAAAGCCAAAGCGATCCTGGAAGCAGACACAGAATGGATTGGCCTTGGATATGACGGCGCCACAGGCACCACACAAGCGAGCGCGTTTTCGAAACTACCGCCTTTCGTCTGGTCCAATGCCGTCTTGAACATCGATGGGTTGACGAAGCCCGGTTACGACAATCTGAAACTCGCCCTATCGGCCGATGGCAAAGCGGATCACGCGCTCAATAACTCGATCTATCCCTACACGAGCTACTCGGAAGGGTTCACGCCGGACCTTTCTGCTGATCTGTTCTTTGAGGATCTGACCCAGTACAACAAGTTCATCGCCGGAACGACCGCTCATGTGAACGTCACGCTTTCGTTCACCTTCAGCGGGACGGTCTATCAGCTCATCATCGACGTGCCGCTCTGGTACTACAAGTCGGCCCCGCTTTATATTCCTTCCAATGGGCCTTTGAAGATTCCGTTTACGGGGTTGGCCCAGTACAGTTTTACGACGGGATACGATGTCCAAATCGTTCTCGTGAACGATGTGACGAGCCAATATTAGCAAAGGAGAAATCATGGGAACCGAAAACGGCACCACGATCGAATACAAATCGAAAGACGGCATCGAGTTCAAGATCCGCGGGCACGCCACTCGCCGCGATCAGTCCCAGATGAATATCGCTATGGGCGGACAGACCACGATCGAAGACGGAAAAGTGATCCGCACAAACGTCCTGGCTCTATTCCCCTGGCTCTTTGAGACATTTGTGGTGGGCTGGTCCGGAGGCGTGGAGAAGACAGGTCGCGACATCTTGAACGCCATTTATGCCCAGCCCGCCGATCCCACAGAGGATTTGGTGATGGTGGTCGGAAGCTATATCTTCAACCATGTGCAGGGATTGACCCTGAAAGCCGAGGACGAAGCTAAAAAAAAAGGCTCGAAGGCCTGATCGATTGGATTCTGGAGGGAAATGATTTTGGCGAATGCAAACGGACGCTCTGCCCAAAGATTCTCCCTTGCCCCTTTGAGGGATGCGGGCGGCCCGCCCCCGATATCTGGGCCTCGGAGATTCTTACCACCTACCAGGATTGCCGAGAGCGCCGCGCCTTGCCCGAATCGGGCGGGATCCTGGATCAACCCGCCGACCTCCTGCGGTGGTTTCGGGTGCTAGACGAACGGATTGCCGTCAAAAAGAAAGATATAGAACTTCATCAGGCGATGGAACGAAATGGCTGAAACGACAGCAAACATTATTTTGCAGACCTCCGGAGGAGACGCCGCGGCGGCCGAGATCAATAAGGCGTCGGCGGCCTTAAATAACGTCACCTCATCCAGCTCCGGAATGCAAGCCAAATTCCAGGAACGCTTCCAGCATATCGGTTTGATGCTTTTTGCGGGCGATGCTTTGCGAGCGTCCGGCCTGGGCGCTGAAACGCGCATGGTCGTTAATTCCCTGAATTTGGCCCTCACCGAAGGCGCGGCGGCCGCCGGGATCTCCTCGGGCGGGATTATGCTCGTGGTCGTGGCTCTGACCGCTCTAGCGGGCATTGTCCTCAAAGTCATCAATCACCACAAGGATTTGCTCGATTCCCTGAATAAGATCCATGACGCCACAGAGAAAGCAATCGGCGTCGCGGACTCTGAAATCGACGCGCTCACCCGATTATGGACGGCGACCGGCTCATTAAGCAATGCTCAGACGAATCTTTTGTTTTCGGAAGTTAAACTGCGCCAAGCCCAGATCGATTCCCTTGAAACCACCAATATGGCGACGATTGCGGCTTTGAACTCGACCATCGTGAAGGACCAGGAAACGATCGCCACGGACCGCCATATCCTGGCCGCCACGGCCGAGCGCGCGGCGATTGAGGCCCAGTATCATGTCAAACTGAGCAATGCCGGAGTCACGAAAGACCTGAGCGCGGCCACCACGCAGTTGGCCACGGATGAAAACGCTTTGAATAAAATCATCGCCCAGCAAATCGATCTTCATAAAGGCGTTACGAGTTCCATTGAGGACCAGATTAAGAAAGCGAAAGAAGACCATGACGCCGAGGTGGCGCAGATGGCGGCCTATAACGCCGCCATGGATCAGCTTTATCAGAAAAAAGTTTTCATGGAACAGAACACGGACGAGCTCATTAAGAAATACAACTCCGATCTCTATACCGCCATCGAGAAGGATCAGAAAGAACAAGCCAAACAGCATAGCGCGCTCCTTCAGGGAATGGCCCAGGACGTAAAGCAGTTGACTGATCAAATGGCTGGCGATTTCGGAAAAGCCTTTGCGAAGATGATTGTGGAAGGAAAAAATTTCGCCCAAGAAATGCAGGCTGCTTTCCAGAACCTTGAAGAACAGATCATTGAGATGATCGTGAAGATGATCGCGCAATGGATGATGTTTGAAGCGATCACGGGGATGGGAGGCGGAGCGTTTGCTTCAAAGATGTTTCCAGCCTTTGGGGGATTCCATGCCACGGGCGGAAGCGCCTTTGCCGATACGCCGACGTTGGCGATGTTCGGGGAAGCTGGACCCGAGCTCGCGACCTTTACCCCGATGAGCGGAGGCGGCGGCCAGGGCGGAGGCCCGGGTGCCCAGACCCAGATCAATAACATCAGCGTCCATGTGGAAGGCGTGATCGATTCGCGCATGGTCTCTCAGATCGGTCAAGAGATCGTGAAATCGATCCGCGGCCAGGGGCAAATCAACTTTGTGGGGTCTTAAGTGTGGCTAACATTCCAGCTTGGCAGGCCGACAACCGAAATCCTGTTCGAAGTACCGCCGAACGCAATGTCGATCGATCACGACAACGTCGAGGTGAATCTCCGGAACTTGGCGGGCGACTTGAAAACATCCATTCTAAAGGTCAACGCTCCATCGATCAAAATCAATTCCAATTTCCTCTCTCAGACCCAACGCATCCAGTTCATGTCTTTGATGGGGATCTCGGACACCTTTCTTTCCTTTTTGACCCGGGACGACTGGCAGACTCAAAACGAGTTAGTCACGATCATCGATTCAACTCATGTCCAGATCGCCAACTCTTCGGCGACCCGGCTATCGGCCGCCCTGGTGGCGGCGGGCGGTGGATCGATCATCAATATCATCACACCCTTCAATGCCGTTCTCGGAGAAGGCTACGGGAGCGGGGGCTATGGTTTGGGGGGTTACGGCGGAGCCGCTTTGACTTTCGATCCGGGGCCCGTGACTTACAATGACGCGACGCGGGTTATCACTTTAACGAACGCTTTGGGAAGCCTGACCGCTCCGATGTATGTGAGCTATACCTATACCGGGTGGCTCGTCAAAATGCAAAAGCTGACGGTCAAGAATCAGGGCGGATGGATTGACCGCGGAACCTATGATATCGCGCTTTTGGGAGCTTAGCTATGAGAAATAAATCAGGTTGGTTAATCAGCTCATTCCTTCTACTTCTCGCATCAAAAGCAGGGTGGTGCGATACATTCACCAACCGATTGAATTTGGACTTGCCTAGCATCGGCGCGGTGAATTGGGGAACAACGGTGAATAATAACATGACCACAATCGATTCTAATATCACAGTGCCCGGAAACGGAGTGGTGGTGGGCCAATGCATGCAGTACAGTGGGAATCAAACCTTTGGAACCTCGGGGGCGTCCTGCGGAACGACAACCGGAGTCGGGACGCCATTGGCTATTTATGTCGGCGCGACGAACATTTCCTCACCGACGGCGAACGTCATATTTTCCACCTACAACCCAATCAACGTCACCGGATCCGGAGGATTCAAAGGCACATTCATTGCAAACGCGACCAGTTTTATCCAGATCAACTCTTCCCAGACATTCGTCAATTTGACGGTCAGTTCCAATACGACCTTGCCGGGGGCGGTGTTCTACCAAGGCCAACCGACTCAGATCACAAACGCTTATTCGGGATTCTTTGCCAATCCTGCTGGACAGAGTATTTATGGAAACTTCGTCGGCTCTACGACAGTCGCCGCCGCATCGAGTGCGACCGTCAATTTCAGCGGATACAACCAATACGTCATAAAGATCGATGCGTTAAACAATGTAGCATCCAATGAAACATTGGTTCTGCGATTTAATAATGATGCCAACTCGGACTATTCATTTTCATTCCAAGGGTTTTTAATCGGCGCATCAACAGGCGTGTTCTGTGCTCATAACGGAGCGACCGGGATTCTGCTCTCTGGAATCAATAACGTCGAAAATACGCAATCCACGTTTCAGACCTGCACGCTGAATCTTCATGCCGTCAATTACGGATATAAGAAGCTGGAGGGGACGTGCAGTTATTCGGAGACGAGCGCATTGGATGAGGTTAATTTAAACATTGCAGCGGAAGTGCACCAAACTCCCGTGACTTCGTTGCAGGTCTTTTTCGGAGTGGATACGGGATGCACGACGCAGACCGATGTCTTAACGGGAACCACCGCGACCGTGGAAGTATGGGGAGTGTTCTGATTGGCCCTCGCCGTCAGCACCGCATTCAAAAACGCCCAGGTGGCGGATATCAACACGCCCGCCGCCAAGGTCCAGCTCATGTTGGGAAACTACTTCAACGCCTCGGCCTATGGCGCGACGATCGCTTCCAATGGGGATGATGCGTCTGGGAACTACCCGGCGGCCGGAGCGATTGATGGCGACCGCACCGAGATCAATGTCGGCGCGGCTTCCGGAGCCGATAACGGAATAGGGCTTTCGTCCTGGCGCTCCGCGGCCAATCCTTCCGGGGGATCCCCGGCCACACTCACGATCACGCTCAAAGCCGCCCAATCCCTCAATCGCATAAAGCTCTATCATCTTTCGACGGATTCGCTCACCAGTTACGATCTCGAATATTTCAACGGCACTTCCTGGATCGTATTTGCCGCTACATCTGGAATCGTTATGGCTGGGCAGGTATCCATCCCAACGACGGGGACGCTGGACGTCGTGAACTTTCCAACCATTACAGCCACGCAATGGCGCCTTTCGGTTTATGGGTCCACGAGCGGTCACGCCAACGTGGTCGAGATCGAGGGTTATCAGCTGGTAGATATCACGGCCCGGGTGAAATCGGTCAAAGTCTCGCGCCAGAGGGATTACAAAATCGCTAACCCTATGGCCGCCAAAGTGACACTCGACTGCATTAACACGGACCAGTTCTTTTCGATCAATTACACGCCAACGCCTGCCCAGACAGCGGCTGGCTTCGTGAACTCGCAACTTCTTCCAAATGCGGTGATCCTCGTCACGGCAGGATTCTTTTTAACGTCCGGATCCTCCGCCGGATCGCCCGAGCTCGTGCCATCGATCACGGCTTACATGGATTCGATTACGGTGAAGCCCCTTTCCCGCACGGCCGTCATCGAAGGCCGCGATGGGGTAAAAGGCCTTATCAACTTGACCGATTCCAGCAACCTGAAAACCAATGCGGATATCACGACCTGCATTCAGTATGTGCTAAACCGGGCCAATCTCTCAAGCTTCGAGTGCTCCCTCAACACCACCGGCGTTACCATCCCCTATTTTTTCACGGACCAAGAGGACATCCTCAGCACCGTTCGCAATCTGACGCAGGCTGCGGGCGACGCCCTTTTCTGGTTTGATGAAAACGGGATCGCCACATTCCGATACTATACCGCGGACACCCCGGAGCAATGGCTCTATCCGAGTCAAACGGACTGGAACCTAGGATCCTTCACCGGAAATGTGACAAAGAATGCGAGCGATCAGTTGGATTTACAGCTCAGCTATGGGCCGCCGATCATTACTTGCACGGATCCGAACAGCATCTTCATTTATAACCCCTCGATCCAAAACAATAACTCTGGAGCAGTCAATGGGATGGCGCAATCCATACGACTTCCCTTCCCAACCCAGTTAAGCAATGTCACTTTCACCATCACCTACAGTATTGCGTTAAATTTTGGATTGTTTTTCCACGTATGGGCGGACAATGGCGGATCGCCCGGCACCGTTCTTTATTCGCAACAGATCGCCAGCAATAGTTCAGGGACAACGACCTTTAATTTGAACTTGGCGGTTACCTTAGCGGCTGGCAATTACTGGATCGGCGTCGATGATGGCGGAACGGACGAAGGGACGATCTCGGGATTCTATCCTGCGTTCCTCGGCAACCAAAGTCCGCCGCTTCAGAATCCGCCCTATCTCTGTCTTGGAGTGTTTGATGCTGGGCCTACAGCGGGTCAATGGACCCTGCTTCAAGCATGGGTTCCCGGAAATTTTCAATTTAGGCAAACGGCAGGCAATATCTTTATGAGCTTTTCATTTGACACGGCCGCTGGATCTGGAACGTGGCAATCGCCTGTGCATGACATGGGCGCCGGTGTGGTTTCCTTGGGCCAGCTGCAGATGCTGGCCGTTCCGAGCGGCGGCACCATTAGCGCGATGACGCGAACCTCAGCGAATGGAATCTCGGGATGGTCTCCCTATGTGGCGCTGTCGTCCACCGGGAACATCCTTTCACCCGTTAATGAGTTCATACAATTTCAAATCTTTATGGCCGTTGGGATCACAACGGTATCGGATCCGCTCGTCCTCAATGTCACGCTGAATTGGACGGGAGGATCCGGCAATGCCAAATATCCCCCCAAACCGTCATCCTGGACATTCAGCTTCGCCTCGAACCTTCTGAACGTGTCCCAGGAGTTGGCCGATAATCTGGGCGGTGATTCTTCTATCCTGAACGATGTGATCGTGAATGCCCAGCCCTATGTGCTCCAAGGAGCAAGCACCGATGTGGTCTGGCAAGGAACCATTGGCACACCGCCGGTCAACATCTCCGCGGGCGTCCCATTGTCGGTGACGAGCGGCCAGACCTTAATTTATCCGCTCTATATTTCCGGCGGTATGGATATTGGATCGATGTCGGGCGCGAACCCGGCCGCCGCGACCATCACCTTTGCGGCTGGCGGAGCGGGATCCTGGTCCTTTACCACGATCCATCCGACGCTTCCGGTGCTTCAGATCGTCATCACGGGAACGGGCACCATCACGAATCTGCAGGTGCTCGGAAAAACATTTTCTAGCGGCACTATTACCGCCGTCAATGCCCAGATCCAGAGCACGACGCAGGGCATTGAGATCACAAGCAAGCCATCGATCGCATCCTTTGGAAGACGTAAAGCGACCATCTCGAATCCCTGGATTGTGAGCGCCGCCATCGCGACCAATATCGCCCAGGCGATCATCAACAATTTTGCCAATCCATTTTCCTACATCCCGTCCGTGGATCTGCAGTTCACGCCGGCGGCTCAAGTCGGAGACCGCGTGACAGTCATCGATCAGAACACCGCATTAAATAACGATTATCTGATTGTGGGATTGGACCATGAGATCAGCGTCCAGGAAAAGCGCGCCAGCATCCAGACCACGGCGACGCTTTTGCTCGTCCCGGCAGGCTATTGATGCGCGCACTTCGGCTCATCGGACTTCTGGCTTTGGCCGGACCGGCCTGGGCGATTGTGGGATCCAATGTCCAGCCCATCGTAACTCCGGCCCAGGTCCTTTTTGGATCGCCCGTTAAAACGATCACGAGCACCGGAACGGTAACGATCAGCACCATCACGGGAACTCTGGCCGTCCAGAATATCGTCATCAATGGGACCTGTACGGGCCCGGGATGCGCGGCGGGAGGTGGGGTCATCCCTTTTTCGTTAGGTATTACCACGGGAGGGCCCACGGCTTTTCTAGGCCCATTGATTTCAACCTCCGCGACGACGACTACCATTCTTTTCGATTCGGCCACGACGCTGGGTTCATTGATCTCGAATAACACCTATTTTTGGCAAGCCAATCCTTCCAGCGTCACGCTTCAAGGAAACAATCTCGCATTAACCTATCTCACGAACAGCTCTGCCACAGCCACCTACCTTCAACAGTCCTCGGCGACACTGACCTATGTCAATAAGAACCAGGCCAATAACGGGACCGTGACGAACGTCACAGGAACAGCGCCTATTATCGTTGGCAACGGATCAACCACGCCAGCCATCAGCCTCAATCAAACCATTGCCCAGACCGAGACCTTCACGTCCAGCGTCACGATCCCTGCTCCCCAGGGAGAGAACGTCACCTTCGGCGTGACGGCAGGAACCTTTACAGGAAACGGCGCGGCCATCACGAGCCTGACTGGGGCGAACATCACGACGAATATCCCCTCGACGGTGTTGCCGTCGACCATTGCCTATACGACCGTCGCCAACAACTTTACGTCATCGCAGACCATATCGAACCAGACACTCCATACCTCTACCGTCACGATCCTTTCGAACCCTTCGGCGCTTTATGATCTTTGGGTGGCATCGAATGTAGCGGGGACGCCCGGAACGACGGCCCACCTGTTTGTCAGTACGACAGGAGCAGTCAACATACCGGCCGCGGGCGGATTGACCGTTGCGAATGCTGTTACCGCGAGCAGTTTTACGTTCATCACAGGGCCTACGGTGACTTCGCAGGTCATTCAGACCTCCACCATTACGATGGTATTCGAGAATGCAAACAACGATTTTTCACATTCGAATGCAGGTCAGTTCGAATTTATGAACGCTGACAATTCCCAAGTCAAGATCACGGGAGGCCCGACGTTTGGAGGAGGACTGGATATCTTTGGAGACAGCACGACAAAGCATTCGGCCATTGAATTGGACCAGGGAGGACAAAATTCTTCGGGGCGTTTCGCATTTGGTCACGATGGGTTTATTTCTGGAAACGATTTCTGGATCGATGGATTCACGACGGCAGGCAACACCCGAATGAGGGTCTATGATGTGGACTCGGCAGCGCTGCAACAGGTAACGGTAGGTGTCAATGGGTCTGGCGGCGGTGCCAATCGCCTCCTTCGGATTATCGATGCGGGCGTGACTTCGGATGTGGTCCCCGCCAATATCAATTCCACGCAAACCTGGAGCGCGGCACAGACCTTTACGCAACCCACCACCTTTACGTCGAGTGTCACCGTCACGGCTCCGTTAGGAGAAAATGTGGTCTTTGGTTTATCCGTCGGAACCATGACGGGCGCCGGTCTTGGCACCTGCGGCGATACGACCCACGCCCTGGGGTTTACTTCAACAGGCACCTTTACTTGCCAGAATGTAACGGGATCCGGGGGAGGGGGCGGCGGGTCATCTTTGGCAATTGGTTTGGGTTCGACAGCAACTTTTACCACGCAGATATCGAGCCCCACGCAACCCCTCTCCTTCGATATCAGCCAGTTTTCAGGGCAACTCCTAGGGACGACAACTGGATTTATTACGATTGCCTATTCCACAAATGCCCAGACAACTAGCTATACGGCAGTTTCGACGGATACGGTGGTGGAGGCAAACTGCGCCTCGGCTTGTACGGTGACGCTTCCGACGGCTGTTAATCGGAAAGGAAAAAGATTTAATATAAAAATGATCGGGGTAGGTCCTGTCACGATTGCCACGGTGGCAAGCCAGACGATTGATGGGAGTACAACCGTCACACCAAATCCGAATCAGTACGTCGATATTGAGGTGGAATCCGATGGCTCAAACTATGACATCTTATAGAAAGATTCTTTTAGGCGTTCTCTGCCTCCCTGCTATGTCCTGGGCGTCTTATCAGCCAGTTACGGGATCATCCGTCACGGTATTTCAACCCACGGGAACCAGCTTGCAGACCACGGCGAACCCTTCAGGAACATATACGATCACGCCAGGAACTGGCACCTTTCAGACCAATAACGCCGCCACGCTCAATACGGTCAGCACCAATACGACTATTCTCCAAGCCGTCCAGCTGGCATCTGGGACAGTCACGAACCCTTTGCAGGTTAACAATGCCGCTACATTGAATGTCGTGAGTACGGCTCCTACCATCGTAACCTTGACCACCGTCACTTTTAACGGTATCGCTCAGCCAGTCAATACGCTCAATGTGGGGGTTTACATCGATTCGTCACCTTACACGCAGGCCATCTCCTCGATGGCTCCTGTAGGAGGGCTTTACCAGCAGATATTGATCCCTTTTGTGAGTACCACCACGGCGGCTTTCCGCATGAACCAGTACCGAGCACTCTATGTGGTTCCTTCTGATGCAAATGGCGTGATTCTCGGGACCGCTACGACTAATCCCAATATCGTTGGATTCGGAGGGACCGCCCAGCCAGTCACGCAATCGGGGCTTTTCAGTATCGCCAATTCAACGCTAGGCGTAGTCCCTGGAGGGCCACCGTTTGTCGTGACTTTAACCACCGTAACGTTTAACGGCGCGACTCAGCCGGTGAGCAATGCGGCTACATTGAACGTCGTCAGCACAAACGTCGTCATTCCAGCCACGGTGAACGTCGTGAGCACCAACGTAGTTATTCTCCAGGCGGTTCAGTTGGCGTCGAGCACAATCCAAACCAACAACGCCGCTACGCTGAATGTGGTGAGCACTTATACCACCATCGTTTCCACCTATGCCGACAATGGGGCTCTTGCCAACGCCAACCGCTTCAATGTCTTGCCTGCGATCTATGGGTCGGATTATTTAGACGGCTCAGCGGCTACGGATGATTTTAATGCCGCCTTGTATGTCGGAACCCGCGACGGTGGTTTGCGTACCACGCAGATTATGAATTTTACAGACCACAGCTATTCCGTTTCGACGGGTCCTTTTACCGTCCCGAATAGCACGATTGACGTAAGCGGCATTTGCGGAAACGCCACAAACAATGTCGGGATCGTCGGAATCCGCGTAAGCGCGACCCAGACCACGGCGGGGATTGTCCCTCTCCTGGTCGTTCGACGATCCACGCAGTATACGGGAATCTACAGCACCATGGTAGCGTCAGGGTATGACCCCACGACGTATTCGGTGCCTTTGTCCTCGGCGATCTTCTTTAACAGTACGGACGGCCATCAGTTGAACGGGACATATCTGACAACGCTCGATTCGTATAATCTGGGGATCATGGCAACAGGGACTGCCACGCCGAATGATATCTACATCAGTCCCGCATCCTGGCGAACTGACCCGCCGGTTTTAAGAGGGGTCACGCAATGTCTTGGCATAAGTACTCAAGGCAACGTCGTATCGGGAGGGAAGTTCAATGTGAGTTGGTTTTGGAAAGAAGTCGTAGCACCCTAGGGAGGTTTTATGGCTTGGTCCGCCGTCGTTCAAGGCACTGACACACAGAATCAAATCGTGCACCTTCTTTTTACGGAAAGTGTAACGGGACAGACCTTTGCGAACCAGTACCCGATTCCATTAGGTGCGCCTGCTACTTTCCTGGGAGATTTGGTTGCCCAGGTCATTGCCCAACTTACGGCCCAACAGTCGGTGTCTACGGCTATTCCTCAGCCTGGTGAGGTGGTTCTTCCAACTCCTACGCCCGTCATTGTTCCTGATCCGAACGCCGCGATGAAAGCCCAATTCCTAGCCGATTATCAGCTTTTGAAACAGATGCAGACGGCCATTGCTCATAACATCTTGACGGCGGCGGACCTGACCTTTACGGCGCAACTGGCGAAGGTGACGAGTGAGCTTGCGGCCAATCAAGCAATTCTCTTGCCGCTGATTCAAACAGGACCATGAAATACGCAGCTCTTTTTGTGCTTCTCATTCCCGTGTCGGGATGGTCAGCCATTGCGGTTAGTTCACAGACTTTTCATCAGCACACAGGAGCCGCCGGAGTCGATACCTGGACCTTTAACTGCAACGGCGGAAATCTTCTTGTTTTAGCTCCAATTTCTTCACAAGGTTTTTTGGTGGTGGGATCAAGTTTTAATGGTGTTAATTTAACTATGAGCACCCAAACGATTAATGGGAGTGGCCCCACGGCAGCGGCGTTGTGGTACTTGGTTAATCCCTCGGCGGGCAGTAACACCATGTCCATTACGTGGAGCGATACGGGCGGAAGTGTAAATCAAGGAGCTGGAGCCGTCTGTTTTTCTGGGGTGAACACTTCTGCTCCTATTGATGTGGCGAATTGCAGTATTTCAGGAAGCGGGGGAACGACGGTCACGGTGAATTTAGTGACTACGGTAAATAATGATTTTTTAGACGATGTACTTATGAATAATTCACAGACTATAACTATCACATCAGGTTCAGGAACCATTCAATGGTTTCATAACGGAGTGACGGAACCTCCTTTTGGTATTCAAATCGGATCGACAAAAGGTCCCGTTTCGACAGGCTCTAATTCAATGACCTATGTGACTACAAACACCTTTTCACAGCCCACTTACTGCGGTCTTGCGGTTGAACCGGCAGCGGTGGCTGGCGGCGGTTCTCCCAAGATGATGAAGATGGAGACCTGCGATTAAGGAGACATTGTCATGATGAAAAGAGTAAGTCTTATGTTCTTATTGACGGGAACTCTTGTGGCCGCCCCGATCACTCAGTCCAATATACCGACGGTGCGGCAGGTCATGGAGGCGCAAGTGATCCCGGCCATCGTTCGTCTCAATCAATTCGCGCATGATGCGGGGGATTTTAGCGATGCGGGGTTTGCCTTCCAAGTCAAGTACAGTTGCACGACAGTCCCAGCGGACCCGCAACAAATCGCGGATATCATAACCACTTACGCCACGCTAAAAGCCCAGTTAATCGCGGCCGTGAACGCTCTTCCATGAGCGACTTAGAGGTCCATCGATGGCGACGGTCGGATACGATCTCTCTGAGCACTCTGATTGTCTTAGCGGGTTGGATTTGGTATGCGTCCGCGAAAGCGAGCGCTTGGGATGAAACGGTCCAAACCGTCAATCAGATGAATCCAAAAGTCGAAACGCATGGTCAACAATTATCGGCCATAGAAGCGACGCTCTCGGATATGAAGGAGGATGTGACATATATACGTCGGCACATGAAGACGAACCGTGACGATTGATCGCGATATCGACGAACCTTCAAATGGGTGGACGTTTCGGACACTCAAGGAATATTTTGAGACGATGATCGGATCCCTCACGACCCAGTTCGACCAGCGTTACGAGACCTCCCAGAAGGCGATTGAGACGGCCTTCAATGCGCTCAGTGAATCCACCCGGGCCGCGATGGCTTCCGCCGATAAGGCCGTCTTAAAAGCGGAAGCCGCTTCCGAAAAACGCTTCGAGAGCGTGAACGAGTTCCGGAGCCTCGTGACCGATCAGCAGGCCACGTTTATGCCGCGTAAGGAGGCAGAAAGCGCCATCGGTACGCTGGAGGATAAGATCGATGAAATGCGCCGAATCTATTTGCAGTCCTCCGGTGAAAAGAAGGGTTCGCACGATGTGGTGATTTATATCATAGTGGTGCTCACGATCCTGATTGATTTCGGAACGATGCTCGTGATGCTGTTCAAGAGGTAAATGATCGAGGAATGGCCTGGGGGATTAGGCGATGAGTATTGGGGAGATCAAATAATGGGCAATTTTAGGTATTTCACAGATGCGGAGATTGCCGGACTCCAAGGAAACTTACCGGCGATGCTCGATCAGGCGAGAGGAATCGCCGGAGTCCCATTTGTTTTGACGTTCACAACCGGGGGTCAGCATTGTGGTAATTCGGCGCATTATAAGGGACTTGCTGTGGATCTGGGACTTGGTCATTTATCTGAAGGTTTCGAGAGGGACAATGTGCGTGGTGAGATGCTTCGAGGACTCTACGCCGCTGGCTTTAAACGTGTCGAAATTGCGCCTGCGCATCTGCATGTGGATATTGGGGAACCCCCTGATTATCCAAGCCCTACAACATGGATAGGAACCGATGCGTAATGCCCTCTACACCCTTCTTATTCTGGTTGGAATATTCTCTTTGGCATGGCCTTACACCGTCATCATTTCAACAAATCCAACCGTCGAACAGCAGTTTCTTTCAGCGTTATCTGCTCAGTTTTCTGTTTCAATTAGTTCTAACCCCTACTACGCCAACACGTATTTGGTTAACCTTTTTGGCCCGAATCCCAATTACGTCCTTCCTGGTCAAGTCCTCCCGTCCGTTCCATGCCAGCTGGATAAGGACGTGGCACTCATGGTGGGGATTTCCAGCTTTACCTACCCCTACGGCTGGGCGGCGGGGATGTATTACGAGCGGTGCCAAGACTTGGCTATTTTGTCCAATTATTTTGTAAATTGTTCTTCGATGACCACTTTCCAGCACGTCATGGGATCAACGGGAACTTGGGACTTGGGGACGTGCGATGACGTGTTATTAAACGCCGATGAAACCATCTTCCAACGAAATCTCTCAACCCCGACATTGGTACCAGGATTTTAGTTGGACGCGAGACAAGTTTCATTGGCTTGAACTTAAAATAAGGAAACTGGAGGATAAACTCATGGCTGTCGATCAAAAGCAACTCGATACGGACCTGCAAATTCTATTAGCAAATGTGGCGATCTTAATCAATGAGACAAATCTTCTTATTGCGAAGACGACAGGCGCACAACCGGCACCTCCGCCTGCGCCAGATTTCACCACAGAGGATACCGGAATAAACTCGGCCAATTCCTCAGTGACAACGGCCATTGCCGCCGCTAAGGCGATCACAGGCCAATGATTGATTACATTAAATGGTACGTCGTCCAGGTCGGCATGAAGAAGTATGTACCCATGGGTGTGATGGCCGCTTTGGCGTCTTTAGGTGCTATCATGGCCGCTCATGCGGGGATGCTGGAGCAATGGGGCGTCACCTATGGGAACTGGCCCTTGAACTTCGGCACCTCTCCCACCGGCCCCTGCATTGTCATTGAACTCGATACGTTGTCCAAAGCGGTCATTGCCGGAATTGCCAGTTTAGCGGCGATGGCGATGGCCGCGACTCAGCACCACACGACCGGCACTCCCAGCGTTATAGGAGGCCGTCGTGCGATAGACCCACCGCCGGTACATCCGGCAGAAGGAGCATAAACATGAATACAGCCGCCGTTTCAGCCATTGCCGCAATCGGCCAAAAGGTCCTTGCGGTCTTACAAGGAGAAGTTATCAACGCTATCCCCATGCTGGCCGCTCTCGGCGTTGATGTGGCCGCCCTCACAACCGACGCGAATAAATTGTTCGGAGACCTTCAAGCGTTTCTCGCAAAGATTGGGGAAACGGCCGTGGCATCCGCGACTGCAAAACCTGCGGCCTAACCATGAACAACAAAGGAGTCTTACTCATTCCTTTTTTGGTCTTGGGATGGATATGCGCCGCGCTCTTAGCCGGCTACGAGGCCAGCCAATACGTTAAAACAGGACCGCCGGTGGGGATTCCGACGCAGAATTAAATGACTCAACCAGGGGATCTCCTGCTTTTCCGGGTCGGCCCGGGATCCCCGTTTTTAGGAAAGCTGATCGGCTGGGGCCAGAAGGTCATCGGCCAGGCGCCCACCAAAGCGGCTTACGATCATGTGGCACTCGCGGGCAGGATCCGGGGCGAAATCGTAGAGGCCTACTGGCCGCGGGTCCGGGTCCGGGAATATGACCCGGAGGGAGATCCCAACGTGGAGCTCTACCGGGATCCGAACGCCACTCCCCAGCAGATCGATTCCATCATGACCTACGCCTATGCCCATAAAGGCGAGTGGTACAACCTCACCGGGCTCCTGACCTTCGGCCTCGTGCAATTGGGCCATTCGGTTGTGTGCTCTCAGTTCGCGTGGAAATGCTACATGGGATCGGACTACACCACCGCGGGATATACGCCTGCCGGCATCACGCTCTGCCCCCCCGCCCGACTCATCACCCCCGACGACATCGCCGGATCCGCCAGCCTTATTAAGGTCGTCTAAAACCCCTTATTTTACCCTCGGATTCGCGCCTCCTAAAATAGCCAAGAAAAGCCTTTACAATTACTACTACTTGTAGTATACTCCTTGTATGAACAAATCAATAATTGGAAAGGAGAAATAACCATGGAAAAGGAATATTCGGATCGTTGCTACAAATGCAATCAGCCCAGGTCTACGCACGATGATGGGGAGTGTGCGGGGGTGACGCGCTCCATGTCACAGCCATCATTGGGCCGATGCTTCCATTGCGACAACATAATCACCGAACGCTCGGTACTGCCTTCCCTTTGTAAGCCATGCGCCATTAGTTTCCTGGCTTCCAATGGAGCGACCGCAAAGGGAATGTCATGAGCGTCCCCCGCATCATCCAGGATTTTCGTCCGGACGAGATCATCCTGGCGTATTGGAAGATGGTCACGGTGATCGAAGAAGATGCGGAGATTTTTCCGCTCGAAATACTAAAGGAGGCTGTGCTATGAGTGAAGTTCTTGAAGGAGACTACCGTGGGAGCGTGATGCTCATCATCCGCAACACCCCACAAGACAAGTTCCCGTTTCAGTTCGGCATCAAAAAGGCCAAATTGATCGTGGAGCATATCGAAGAGATCAAGGCGTTCATCAAGAAGCATCCCGCCTGACGCTTGACCTTGCCCGCCGAGAGGGACGGGCAGGGATGAGGCGTTTACTTTTACTATTTTAAGTAGTAGTATGCTCCAGGAGGTCACAAATGAAAATCGTCAAGATGAAGTGCGTCTGTTGCGGCCACGAGTGGTTTCCTCACGTCGAGAAACCGCAGAAGTGCCCCAATTGTCAGACGCGCAAATGGCAGGATGGCAAAAAGAAGCCCGTCAAGGCGGCCGCATGATGGACGCCCTGGGCGGGGTCTGTTTGGTCGTATTCATCATCGGGGCCATCGGGGTATGGCGGACCACTCGCCGCATCCCCACGGACAAGGAAACGAGGGACTATGAACGTAAATTACAGAGAAAGTTTGCTGGAAGGCCTGTGGGGCCGTCTGGCTCGTCACGCTCGTAGCTCACCCAGCGCTCGCACCTTTATCATCGGGGAGCTGACGCATCTATTGAGTTGCGATTGCACACACTAACCAAGAATCGGGGAGGCTTACATGGAACAAGAATTGGTCGCCAGCGAACGGCAACCGTCTATTACGGAGCTGATCGCGAACAAAAACATCGTCTTAGGAGCCATTTCAAAGGCGATGGAAGAAGACAAGGACTACGGGGTGATCCCCGGATGCAACAAGCCGAGCCTCTGGAAGCCGGGCGCGGAGAAACTCTTGATGATGTTTCGGCTCTGTGCGGTGCCGGAGGATATCAAGGATCTCTCGTCATCGGACGCTACCAGGTATCGCATCACGACCAAGATCGTCCACGCGCCCTCGGGCATGATCGTGGGCTACGGCCTGGGCGAGGCTTCGAGCGATGAAGAGAAATACCGCTGGCGCAAGGCCACATCCCGGGAGGAGTTCGACAATACGCCCGAGGACCGGCGGCGGTCCAAATGGGTGCAGAAGTGGAGCAAGGGCCAGAAGGTGTACGCCAAAGGAAAGCCCGTCATGGACGAGCTCCTGCAGGTGCGGACGAATCACGCGGACTTGGCAAATACGATCCTCAAGATGGCGGATAAACGTAGCTTCGTTGGTGCCACGCTTAAAGTCACAGCCGCATCCGCCGTGTTTACTCAGGACTTAGAGGACTTAAACGGCGAATTGCGGGAGGTGGTGGTGGAAGCGGACGCGGAAAATGTGGCTCCGCAAAAGGATCCCATCAAACCTCCCGAACGCGCTTCCAAGGCAGTCCATAAGAAAACGGGGGAGATCGAGACGAAAGACACACCCTCCGGGCTTGCCAATGCCCAGGCGCCGGAGTTGCCGAAGGCGGATCCGCAATGGAAGAAAATGACATCGAATCGGGACGGGGATTGCGCGACCTGCGAGGAAGGAATCTCGAAGGGGGCGGAGATCTATTGGGATCGGGAGAACTTCGAAGCCCATCACGCGGAGCACTTTGCGTCATGAGCCCGGTCGAAATGGAAGATGCGGTCCTATTCCAAGAGGAACCGCGCCGGTATCTCTATAGAGGCAAATCCTACCGCTCGGTGACGGACCGCATCCAAGCAGTGGGGTTCGGTCCGGACTTTTCGTATGTGAAGCCCGCGCACCTGGAATACTGCCGCCAGCGGGGAAACGCCATCGATGAGGCGCTCATTTACCATTACGAAGGCGATCTGAAGCCGGGATCCGTGGATCCGGCCATTGAGCAATACTTCTTGGCCGCGCTGAAGTTTGACGGCGAGTGCCCAGGCCCGATCGTGGCCGTGCATCCGCGCTTATGCAGCGAGCTCTTGGGCGTGGCCGGGACGCCTGATCTGATACGATTCATCCGCGGGCGGCGAGCCGTGGTGGACTGGAAAACGGGCGCGGATAACCCGCTCCAGACGTGGATGTACATGATGCTCTGGAATCAGGCGCATCCGAATCATCCCGCCTATGAGCGGTACGGCCTGCGCTTGAAGCCGTCCGGTGCCTATGTTCTGAAAGAACACAATGACCCCGACGACAGCTACGCATCGATGGCGATACTCACGGGGAATACACTACTCATCGAATCCTACAGGAGGAAATATGGAAACAACGGAATTAGAAGTCAAGAACATTGAGCAAGAGGGACTCAGCATGGAGGCGCAGGTGGCCGCCATCGTCATTCGCAACGACCAGGATTATCAATCCGCCGGGGCTCTCTTTACGGAGCTGAAGGCCAAACTGAAGGCCGCGGAGCCGCCTTTGGAAGAACAGGTCTCGCGGGCGCATAAGATGTGGAAAGAGACCCGCGCCTGGGCGGACGGGATCCTGAAGCCCTGGAAAAACGCTTACGGCCAGCTGGGGATTAAGATCGGGGAATGGGACATGAAGGTGCGCGAGAAGCGCCGCAAAGAAGAAGAAGCCGCCCGGGCCAAAGCTGAGGCCGAAGCGAAGGCCAAACGGGATGCGGAGATTGCGGAGGCTATGAAGCGGAAGGACAAAGAAGCGGTCAAGGAATTGAAGGCCGCTCCGGTCGTGGCCGCGCCGGTCACGATCAAGACGCCGGAGCCTACCAAGGTGCAGGGCCTAAACACCCGCTATACGTGGGTCCTGGACCGCATCGCGAACCCGACCGTCGTTCCCAAGGAGTTCTGGGTGATTGACGAAAAGCTGATCCGGGACCGCATCAAGTCTTTGGGCAAGAATCACGGGATCCCTGGCGTGATTGCGAAGGAAGTGCCGATCACGAGCGGCCGCGTATGATCCCAGCCTACTTCGTGGCCCTCTGGCTGTCTTTTGGGGGAGTGACCCTGGGGTTCAGTACAGACATGGCGGCACATGCGAACCAATCGCTTCACGCCGTCCAGCGCCATCATCAGCCGTGGCTATGCCTAAAATGAACTCGCACCAGATCGTCACTATGCCGCTGGCGGACTTAAAGCCCGCTCCCTACAACCCCCGGACCATCAGCAAGGCGTCCTTGAAGGGCCTGACCGCCTCGATCAAACGGTTTGGTCTCGTTCAGCCGATCGTCTTAAATAAACGCTCCGGGCTTGTGGTGGGCGGGCACCAGCGGATTGAAGCGCTTAAAGCGGCCGGGGCGACGGATGCCCCGGTCGTGGTGGTCGATCTGGACGAGAACGAAGAAAAAGCCCTCAATATCGCCCTAAACTCCCCCGCCATATCCGGCACCTTCACAGACGACCTCCAGCCCATGCTGGCGAGCCTGCGCGAGGCCCTGCCGCATGAGTTCATTGATATACGGATGGACGAGCTTTTGCGGGATCTGAAAGCGCCCGGCGCGGACGAGGATGAGATCCCGGCCCCCCCCCGAATCCCCATAGTCAAACCCGGCGAGATGTGGACCCTGGGCGACCACACCCTCTTGTGCGGGGATTCATCGAAGCTCGGAATTATGAGAAGATTCCTAGGTTCCGATCAAGTTCATCTTTGCTTTACGGATCCCCCCTATGGAATCAACTATGGCAAGAAGAACCGATTGCTAAATTCCTTTCAGAAGGCTGGAAGGAATTTAAAAGACATTGCGTCGGATACCCTTGGAAAGGACGCGCTCTGTAAGATGTTAGTCGCCGCGTTTTCTGAGGCTTTTGGCGTGGCCCGTGACGATTGCGCGTTTTACGTAACCGCGCCGCAAGGCGGGGAATTGGGCCTTATGATGATGATGATGATGATGATGGCAGGATTACCCGTGCGACACGTCCTTATCTGGAATAAGAACTCGCCGAATTTCAGCCTCGGAAGATTGGACTATGAATACAAGCACGAGCCGATTCTCTACTGTTGGAAAAAAACACACCGTTTTTTTGGCAAAGGCGAGTTCACGAATAGTGTCTGGGATATCCCCAAACCCAGGCAATCTGCCGAGCACCCAACGATGAAGCCGGTGGATCTGATGGTCAATGCTATTTTGAACTCATCGCGCATCGGTGAGATCGTTCTGGATATGTTCTCAGGATCCGGATCGACGCTGATTGCTTGCGAGAGAACGGAGCGCAAGGCGCGCTGTGTCGAGATCGATCCGAGTTACTGCGACGTCACGATTGAGCGCTGGGAGAAGTTCACGGGCGGCAAGGCGAAAAAAAGTTCTTTACTTTCCAAGAAAGGAAATATCTAATGAACCCATGGCCGCCAAATCCCAAAATGTTATACTGGTACACGTGCCCCTATCCGGGGCCTGCGAACCTATCGATTTTGGGATGGGCGGCCCGCAGGTTCCCGATAGGGGTTCTTCTTTCCTATCTACCTGCCCAGGCGATTAAACGCCGTCCGACAACCCGGCTGATAAGCGAATCCCTAGAACGGTACGGCCGCAGGGATGAACCGGGCAGAGGCAAAATTTAATGATCGCGCGTTTTTCGGTAAGCCTTATAAAGGCTGTTCTTCCTTTTGTGTCGCCGTGTGCGTTTAGACTCCTGTGGAGGATTGGATGTCTTTAGAGACCAGAAGATGTAAAAACCGCCTCCCCCTTAAAGGCGCTGTGTGGGTGTAGACCGTGGATTTTGAGAAAATGCCGCGTTTCTTTAATGATCGCTTCGGCATTACGGCCATGGTCTCGGAATGGTCCCGGGCCTATGAGGTGCCTCCGGCCGCCATTGAGCGTCAGATCCCGATCGCTCATGCCTGGTGCAATTCCAATCCGATGAAAGCGCCAAAGAGGAACCCGATGCGGTTCCTGCACAACTGGATGAGGCTGGCGAAGAAGTACGGGAATCTGACGGTCGAAGCCCGGAAGGATCCCTGGAAGGATAAACCGGTGCATGGCGACATGAGCGTGGAAGAGATGCAGGAAATCCGAAGGAGGAACTTTGGTGAGCTCCGCCGCTGAACAGAACCGAAGGGAATCGTATGCGGAAACGAATAAGACGGTCATCACGGTATCCCGTCAGATTTACCGGCTCATTGCGATGTACGGGCCTTTGAGTGCGTGGCAGGTGGCGGATATGTGCGGGCGGGCTGTGTATACGGTCCGGCCGCGCATTACAGAACTTTTTAAAGCCGGAAAAATCAGCGAGCGCGGCAGGATCTGGTGCGCGCGCACCGAACGACATGAAACGACTTGGGAAGTCACGGACAAACAGTTGGGCCTCTTTAACCCATGACGGGATTGCCCTGGTGGGATCTGCCTGAATGGGAGCCGGAGTTTCGGTTCCATCCCGTCCGCAAATGGAGATTTGATTATGCGTGGCCGATGTTTAAGGTGGCGGTCGAAATCGAGGGCGGAATCTGGGTGCGGGGCGCCCATGTGCGCGGGGGCCATTTCTTGAGCGACGCCGAGAAGTATAACAATGCCGGGCTCTTGGGATGGCGGGTGTTCCGGTTCACGCCGCGCCAACTTCGAAGCGGGGAAGCTTTGACATTGATGAAACTGGTGTTTGGTGCGACCACTCGCTAAGCGATGGGCCCGGGAACTAAAGCGCCGCAAGATCCATGAACGCATGGCTCGTCATCTGAGGCCCAGCGTGACGATGCGATACGAGCAATCGAAAAGGAGCTCTCATGACGCCCGAGGATCTAAAGAAGCAGTATCCGCTGTTCCAGCGCGAGTGCCATCTGTGCGGGTGCCCGCTGGCGATCGGAACGACGGTGGACGGAAAGACCGTCCCGCTCGATCTGCGTTCTCCCGTTTACGCGATCGTGTACGAAAAATCGGACGCACATTCCAGCCTGCAAGTCGTAAGGACTGAGTTGGCGGCCGTGAATCATTACGCGACTTGCCCCCATGCCAATGCTTTTTAGATGGCTGTTTCATCGGCATCATTGGACGTTCGAGACGAGGGGATTCGGGATCCTGCCCAAGTGCAATGTGGAGCCGACCGGGTTTAAGGGTGCCATTCATCGGTGCATCTGCGGCGAACGGCAATTCATTCCAGACGATCAGAGATTACGTCCCGTAGCGATAGAAGGTAAAGCCTTGTGAAACCCAAACCCATTAACTGGGAAGCGCGTGCGGTGAAGGCGGAAGCGGAGGCTAGGGAAGCCACGGCCAAGTACATTCATTCCAAATGGGACCGAGGCGATCCGCTTTTGGTGCTGGCAGTATGGCTCGTGTTTGTATGTTTTTGCGTGGCGATAGCAAGCTGGGGGTATATTGCGGCGGTGACAACACGGCCCTTCGTGGTTCAACCTTATCCTGTCTTGGTCTATAAAGAGACAGGCCCTTGGCACGACCGTTGCCGCCGCGCCTGGAAAGTCTTGGAACACGCTCATTCAGGGCCGCACAATTCTGTTGCCTTCAAAATCTTGAACGGCGATGATGAAAGGAAATAATATGGGACTTTATGCTCAAAGCACCTTAGTTAGTTCAGATCGTTCAAAAATCGAAATCGAGAATACCTTACGTCGGTATGGAGCCGAAGAATTTGTGTCCGGATGGGACGCCAACAAAGCCGTGATTATGTTCAAAATGGAGAACCGCCGGATCAAATTTCTTTTACCTATGCCGGATAAAGACCAATTTCGTAAGACTAAAACAGGCCGCGAAAGACGTAACGAATGGGCTGTCGAGCAAGCATGGGAGCAAGCGGGACGGCAACGATGGCGCGCACTTTCTTTGGCGATTAAAGCAAAGCTAGAAGCTGTCGCCTCCGAAATTACGTCATTTGAAGAAGAATTTATGGCGCACGTCGTCATGCCGAATGGTCAAACATTGGGAAAATTGATTGTTCCGCAAATCGCAGAAGCCTACGAGAAAAAGAAGATGCCGCCGCTTTTGGAAACAAGTAAATCTTGAACGGGGAGGAATAAAATGAAATGGGCATGGTTATGGATCGGCTTTGTGACGGGAGTCTTGCTGTGTCATTTTGGTCACGCTTGCGCCCCTAACCAAATTCCTCACGAAGGAGTCTGTGCTGATGACCCCCAACCGGAGAAGCCGACTGCGCAAGATGACTACAAGCCGTCGGATGAACAGCCGCCGCTCCATCCTGAACCGGCTTGGCAACGCGGGGACGTGATTGCCGACACGCCACCGTCTAAGGCCAGCGATGACGCCAAGCAAGACCAGGAGAAAGCTCAGGCGGATGCTGATGGAAAAAAGGCCGCCGGTCTATGAAACTCTACCCCAAACTGTTCATGGTGTTCTCAGTCGTCACCCTGTATGTCCTCCTGTTCTTCTGGGGCGTGAGGCCGGTACATGCCATGTGCATCCATCCAGGTGACTGCATGAAAGGCTACGAACAATCAGGTGACCCCTACACCGTCCGCCCGACCTACAACGGATCAGGCTCCCAAGTCTATGAAGTCTGGGGTTCCAGCGATGTATTCGGGCCTTTCATGGCCAAAGACCTTGCGGACGATGTGGCGTACGGATTGAATAACGCGCATCGGGAGAGGATGGACGAGGAAGAATACCGTCAACATACCGATGAGAAATAAGGAGACCTATGAAATCCAAATTGCTCGAAAGATTAATCGAAAAAGTGTTAGCGGAAGAAGTTATTGAGGAGTCTGGAATAGATGGCCCCTTTGAAATTGGCAAAGCCTACCTGATCCGCACCGTGACCTATCACCAAGTGGGAATCTTAAAGGAAATCCAAGGGGATTTTCTGATTTTTAAAGACGCTTCCTGGGTGGCTGATTCCGGTCGGTTTAGCGATTGCATTTCAAAGGGATCGTTTAACGAAGTGGAATATGTCGGGTCTATCATCATCAACCGCACGGCCATCGTTGATGCTTTTCCGTGGGAAAATAAGGTTCCAAAAGAAAGCAAGTAAATGACTCCGATTCAAGCCAACATCAACATTCTTTATGGGTCGTGG